TTAGCCTGTTTTTAAAATCTTTAAGACTGAGGATATTGATTTTTTTATATTATCCATGTCGTCTGTCGTGTTCATTAAAGAGCATAGCTGGATGATTAGCTCAGCTTTGGTGTGATTGTTTATACAAACGTCAGAGGTAGCCACTACCTCGTCAATGATGTCTAGCGCATCTGCTATGTAGTCTGGATTGAACCCTAGGCGCATCTCGAACCCTTCTTGCGCTACTTCATCTGCTGATCTATTGCGCTGCCTCAACTCTTCCTGTCTTAACCCCTCCGCTAGTTCCTTTGGAAGGTGGTCAAACTCTGTGCCGTCTTTAGGATGAGTCACTCTGCTTTCATGTGGGTAGGGTTTACCAACCCCCTTATGCAACCAGTCGACGTCCACGCCAGTGGCGTCGGCTATTTTTTGCGCTGTTGATCTGTGAATGCTGGTACTGCCTTTTGTCCAGATACTGTGAAATGTTGATTTACCAATTCCAATGCGATTGGCAAACGAGAATGGCTGCAACTTCTCATCATCGGTCATTAACTGATAAAGCCGTTTTTTGAGCGGCGTTTCCAGTTCCATATTGTTTTTGTCTGATTCGGAACTCATGCCAAATCCTCCTCTTGTAGTGCCATATTTGTAAGACATTGATATTTATACATAAAATAAATTAGTTCAAAAAAAGTGCCATTTATTTAATATGAACTATTTACACCGAACTTATTATGAACTATGATGTTTACAAGTTAAGCCGCTTAACTCTAAATCTAACCATTTAAAAATAAATCAGCGGGGCTGATTGGGGGGGGGTTACTATGTTGAGCTTTGAGCACTATCCACTGTTTCGTCAGTTTGAACGGCTGCCTGATGGCAGCTGGCATCCTGAAGATATTAAGGCTGCTATCCGTAAGCGCGGTCTGACGTTGACTGAGCTGTGCCACGCGATGGATGTGCCAAAGCACTCTGCTAGTAAGGCGCTGGCAGAACCCTTTACTCGGGGTGAGCTTGCCATTGCTGAATACCTTGATGTGCCAGTTCAATTGTTGTTCCCAACTCGCTGGACGGTGGATAAAAAGCGCGTTAGACCAAGGTATGCAGCCAAATATACCACGGTTGCAGAGGTGTTGTCATGAAAAATCAGTTCACTATGTCCGAAATTATGAACTTTGAACTATCAGGGCTACCAAAGTCACGCCGTGGTATGGATAAGTATGCCGATAAAAACGGCTGGCAGTTTGTAGAAGTGCCAAGCTCTGGTCGTGGCGGTGTGCGCCGTGAGTATGTGCTGCCTGCTGAGCTGTTTGAGGTGGTCAAGCTGCAAGCGTTGCAAAAACTGGCAGATGAAGCGGTGGTACCAGAAGTGGCAAAACCTGCATCAACTGAGGTTGCCACTAATAATGCGACCAATGCGGCGCTGACCACATCGGCGGCGGTACTGGCTGACTGGCAGCGGGACTGCGGTATTGCGCGTATCGCTGTGGTGCGTCATGTGCTAAAGCTTGCGGAACTGGCTGGTAAGACAAAGGCGGTCGAGGGTTTTGCGACTGCGAGTAAAGAGGGTCGCCTTGATGACACGCTGGTGGCGACGATCAAACGCGCTAATGCTAAAAGCGGCGGCAAGGACGGCAAAGCGACGGTCAGTCGCCGGACACTATTTAACTGGATCAAGGACTTTGAGACGGCGGAGGCCGATAAAAACGCCAGCGCGGTGACGGTGCTTGCTCCAAAAGCGCGGACGCAGTCGATGCCGGAATGGGCTGGGATACTGCTCAAACTATGGGGCGACCCTGCTAAGCCTGAGCTTGCTGAGGTGATGCGCCGTATCGAGTCGGCGCTAAAAGACACTGATATGGAAGTGCCGACTTATCATCAGGCGCGGTACTTTTTATTTAACACGCTTGGCAATGTGGAGCGGGAGCGCGGTCGCATGGGCAGTCGTGAGATTAAGAACATCAAGCCGTTTGTGCGCCGTGATACCAGTGTCTTACTACCTACTGATGTGTATACGGCTGACGGACATACGTTTGATGCCGAAGTGGCAAACCCTATGACAGGCAAGCCGTTTCGCCCTGAAATTACCACAGTGATGGATGTGCATACTCGTATGATCGTGGGCTATAGCATTGATTTGGCAGAGAGTGGCCTTGCGGTACTTGATGCGATCTCGAGCGCGGCAAGTGACTACGGCATCCCTGCGATATTTTATGTCGATAATGGCTCGGGCTATAAAAACGCGATGATGAAAGATGAGTCTGTCGGGGTAATGACGCGGATGGGAACTGAGGTCAAGCACTCTATTGCGTATAACTCTCAGGCGCGCGGGATGATCGAGCGGGTGCATCAAACGGTATGGATACGCCTTGCCAAAAAGCTACCGACTTATATCGGTGCGGATATGGATAGTCAAGCTAAGCAGGCGGTATTTAAGAAAACACGCAAGGATATCAAAGAATTTGGTGAGTCAAAGCAGCTTATCGGCTGGGATGAGTTTTTACAAGTCGCTAATGATGCGGTCAATGCTTATAACAATGAGCCACATAGCGGTCTGCCACGCCGACACAATCCGACCACGGGACGGCGCGAACACTTGACGCCGCAGATGATGTGGGATGAGCAAGTGGCGGCTATGTCTAACACTGGAACGGGCCTAGTGACGGTATCGGACGCTGAGCGTGATGATCTGTATCGCCCATATACCCCCCGTAAATGCCTGCGCGGTGAGATTAATCTGTTTGGTAATAAGTATTTCTCACGTGAGCTTGAGCAGTATCACAACGAGATGATGCTGGTCGGTTATGACATTCATGATGGTAGCCGTGTGTGGGTACGTGATATGACGCACAGGCTGATCGCTATCGCAGGCTTTGAGAGTAATAAAACAGGCTACTTTGAACAGTCAGCGATGGACTATGCGCGTGAAAACCGTGCTAAGAATCAGGTCAAGCGCGCTCAGGTGCATGTGGATGCCGCGCTTGAAAATATGCGTCCGCATCGGGTATTGGAGCATGTCGAGAGTCAGATGATGCCAATGGTGGATATAGAGCGGGCGCAAAATCTGCTCAATGAGCGGCTGGCGATGGAGGATGCGCAGGTGGTTGAGTCAGTGCCACAAGCTAATCAGGCGACTTTTGATAAGTTGAATGCGTTAGATAGTCAGGATAAGCCTGCGGGTTACGCATCTGACAATGCAACACCGCCACCCTACGAGCCAAAGGCTACGCCTCGTAAGCTTAAATATAGTGAGATGAGTCAAGATGAGCGCTTCAGCTATTGGCTAGCACTTGGTGCTAAAAGAAAAGCGGGTGATGAGTTGGCAGCAGAGGATGAAGTGTTTTATGAAGCTTATCCTGACTCAAATATTTTTAAGATAAAAATGCGTGAATACAGTGATCAGCATGAGGCTGAGTATGGCACGCGTCCATTTTTTAAGTTTGGCTAGCTGTCTACGCAGTCAAAAGAGTGACGCCAGTCATGTGGAGTGACTGACGTCTTAACCGAGTCGTTAGACTCAATCAACGGAGTCTTAATCATGAGTTATGAGACAAGTAATGTCAATAGTGCTGCTATGGGAGTGGCGCAAGTCACCAATGTGGCGGTGTGCTATGAGGCCATCGAGCGAATCATGAACCGTCATCCAAGCCTGCCTGGAATCGGGGTGTTTTATGGTCGTAGCGGTGATGGTAAGAGCGTCGCGGCGGGTTATATCGCTAACCGAACTCGTGCTTATTATGTGCAAGCCACGTCTATTTGCACGAAGAAAAGCTTCCTTGAGTCGGTGTTGCGTGAGATGACGATACCACCTGCAAAAACCGCCAGTGAGATGCTGGGGCAAATTGCAGAGGAGCTGGCAAAAAGCGGCCGACCGCTCATCATCGATGAGTTTGACCATTTAACCAGTGGCGCAAAAGTCGAGATGGTGCGTGATATCTATGAAAGCAGTCAGGGCACGATACTCATCATTGGGGAAGAAATGCTACCCAAAAAATTGGAACGCTGGGAGCGCTTTCACGGTCGTGTCCACTCATGGGTGCCCGCACAGCCTGCTACTGCTAATGATGCGGCTCTACTGGCAAAAGTGTATGCACCAAAGGTCGCTATCGATGATCAAGTACTGGCGCAGCTGGTGGGCGCGGTGCGCGGCTCTACCCGCCGTACCTGCACAAACTTGGAGATGCTTGGTCAGCGTGCGCTTGAGAGCGGTATTCGTTCAGTCACGATGAGTGATGTTGAGCAGCTACTGCCACAAGGGTTTATCACGGGTCAATCGCCTAAACCACGTTCATTTTAAGGAGAGAATTATGTGTTGTCATTGTCAAAGCTCAATCGATTGCGACTGTTTACACTGTAAAAATAGTAACACTATGAACCAATATCATAAGAATCCTAATTTGCTACAGGCATTGCCTATTGTGCCAGTGCGTACAGTGAATGAGCAAATTTGGGATATGTTGCGTAGCAATGGTAAAGATCTGACGGTATCTGATATCTGCCAAAAGGTAGATGTCAGCTACTTTAAAGCAAAGGCTTTGCTCAGTAGTTGGGTGGCGTCAGGCCATGTACGCCGCTATCAAAGCGTCAATCCAAATACCAAATGTCCACAGAAAGCCTATGAGCTGCTACGCGACTGCGGACAAGAGCCGCCCCAAGTCGATGGCAAGGGGAAACCTAAGGCCTGCTCTGGTAATGAGCTGGTCTGGCGTACCCTGCGCATACTTAAAGTCTGTAATGCCAACCAAATCGTCGCTAGTGCTACTGATGCTACTGCGACACTCAATACACGTGCCGTGCGTCAATATCTGCGTCAGCTACATATGGCGGGGTATCTAGTGATGATCGAGCAAGCGCAAGGTCAGCTGGCAGTGTATCGATTGATGCATAACACTGGACCGCGCGCCCCAGAGGTGCAACGCGGTAAGAAAATATATGACGGCAATTTGGGCATGGTGGTCTATGACCCTGCCAAGCCGCTACCTCCCTCTCATCAAAGTGATAAAAACAACTCTAAATCCGCTAAAAAGGGGGCAGGTCATGTCTAAAAAAACCAATGGTCAATCGCTATTTGATATCGTCAAAGCGGACGCTATCGCGGCAGATAATTCGGCAGCTCACTATCTAAGTCAGGAGCGTCAACGCGCTGCACTCACACGTCTACCAAGCTTTGAGCAGACTACTCTCACTGATATAGAGCATCTGAAAAAAGAGATATGGCGGCTGCATCGCCTTATATCATTGATGATGGTCATACTACTCGCTATCGCTGCCTTAGGAGGTGTGCTATGTCTGCTATAAAAACAACAACGATAGATAGCGCCACGGCTGGCGACTATCAAAGCCGAAATAGCCAAGACTGGAAGCATTATCCAGTGACTGCTGATAACTGGGTCGAGGCCTGCCATGAAGAAAAACAAAAGACTGGCATTTCATACGCTGAAATCGCGCGGCGTATTGGCTACAAACGTCCATCGCTGTCACTGGCGTTGTCCGGTAACTATACGGGCAGTACTAAAACCATCGCACAGTCATATGTGGACTATCGTAAGCAGGTGTCATGCCCGTATGTCGAGGCTACGGTGAGTCGCCAGTACTGCCGTGACCATGGGCTGGCTGATGCCCCGACTCATAATCCTGCTGCGCTGCGCCACTGGCGCGCGTGTCAAGGATGTACTCATAAACCTGAAGGAGAGAGGCCTTGAGCAACGATCAGATATCGATAAGTCATATGCATGACACGACTGCTGAGGAACTGCGTAACTTTGATTGGTACACCTCATCAAACATCGCGTCTAGCCATACTGATAGCAAACCAAGTAATCACACGCCAAGCGATCACGCTCTCAAACAGGAGTATCAGGAAAATATGCTCGCTCGCTATCCTGATTTTGAAGTGCAAACGGCGACTGATATCACTGAGCTAAAACATGAGGTCAGTCGGCTTTCTGATATGAATAAGGTTGTGTTGTGGCTGCTACTGGGTGTGATGTTCATGCAAGTCATTACTCAATTAAATTAATGAAAAAGGATAAGTGTCATGTCAAAAAGTAATAATCCAAAAAGAGTGGTTGGCTCTAGGTTCGGTACAAAGAGTCAGGATGATATCTCGCCAAAGGAGGCGATGATTTACGCTCTTGCCACAAATATTATGGCTATCGCGCTGGCTGATATTCCCGATGCCAATGAGCGTGTGGCCAGTGCCCGCCACAAACTTATGAATAAGCAGCCAAATGTCACCTTGAGTATGAGACGTCATCTCGATGATGTTGAGAGCTTTGCACTAGATGCTATCAAACACGCAAAACCTACTATCAATAAGTACCACTAAATTAAGAAGGATAAACTTATGAAAGCAATTAAGTTAAAGAGCCAAGCCAATGTCTTTGTCTGTCAAAACAAAGCACAGGCGATGGAAGCCATCACTGAGGTCGGTAACTCACAGCGCGAAATCACGCGGCTGGAAACAGAGATCAACGACATCACGGCTGCTGCTATCGATGAGCGCAAAGATCGTATCTCTGAGCTGCGGAGCATCATTGAGACGCTATCGCATGGGGTGCAAAGCTGGTGTGAGGTTAATCGTGATGTGCTGTGCGTCAAAGGTAAAACTGTCAATTTAACAACCGGTGAGGTGTCCTGGCGGGTGCGGCCACCCAAGGTGAGCTTGCGTGGTGTCGATAAGGTGTTGGAAATGCTCAAGGCTAACAAAGCGCTCAGTAAGAAGTTTGTGCGCGTTAAAGAAGAGGTCAATAAAGACGCTATCTTGGCTGACCCAAAAGCGGTCAAAGATATCAAGGGTATTAGCATCAGCTCAGGAGTTGAGGATTTTGTGATTAAACCGTTTGAAGTAGAAGCTGGGGAGTAGATGATGAATAAGCAAGAATTAGTAAAAGCGATCGCTCAAGATACTGGTCTCACGCAAGGCGCTGCTCTAGCTGCTTTACAGTCGTTTGAGTTCAATGTATCAGAGGCGCTAGCAGACGGTGAGACGGTGAAGCTGGTCGGCTTTGGGACGTTTAAGACGACTGAGCGCGCAGCGCATACGGCGCGTAATCCAGCGACGGGTGAAGAGATAGAGGTGCCAGCAAAAACGCATGTGAGCTTTGTAGCAGGTAAAGGGCTAAAAGAGGCGATAAACTAATACAGCTGTAAATCATAATTAAATATAGAGACTCGCCGCGGCGGGGCTTTTTTTTATATAAAACTAAGTTTATTTAAATGCTTTAAAGTTATGATAAGTACAGTTATGATGAAGCAAAGATAACCTAATGTAACAGTGTGTATGCGACATATATTGTCGTATATTTGTCTTGTATACAAATAATTTTCGGCTATAAAAGGTAAAATATGATTCATAACAGTACGTACCACATATTAGTGAAGGAACACAAGAGTACAGAAAATGTAAGAGTTATTATCAATCCTGACTTGCTACCTGTAGATGACTCTGCGGATAAATTACTAACCAATTTAACAGAGCGTTATCGTGGTAGAGCTGGTAAAGGCTACGGGGTTTTCGAAGAAAATACAGATAGTTACCCTACTTCAACTATTATTAATGACTATCTTGATGAAGATATTTTAGATGACTTTCACTCCTGTACTGAACGTCTTATGAATCACCTCATGGCAGAAAGTAAACACGAAGCAGGAGCAAAAGGTGGTAAGGTTGCTTTTATTCACTATTCAGAAGGTGGACAAGAGTATTTCTTAGTTGCCATTCTGACAGAAAAAGTAGGGTTAACAGCTAAAAATTGGACTTTAACTCAAAATGATGTTTTAAATTTTGAAAATGTACGTTTTGCTGGTCGTATTAATATTAGCAGTTGGAAATCCAAAAGCGAGAAAAGTCGACGATATATTAGTTTTTTGAAAGGACAAGGCGAGGTTTCGAATTATTTCAAAAGATTTATGGGCTGTAGCAATGTACCGATGGCTAGCCAAGAAACTAAAGATTTAGTAGCTCAAATTAAAGCTTTTGCTACTAAAAAAAATCTTAAACTAGAGGAACGTGCTCATCTACTCGCAAATGCTAATGGATATTTGAAAGAATTGGCTAATAATAAACCTCATCCGCTCCAGTTTTCTATGAGCTCTTTTACTAATAGAGTTTGGCCAGACGATCCGCAAGATCTGGTGGATTTTTTTGAACAATATGGTGAAGAGAATGGTTGTCCTATTTCAGATGGATTTGTGCCTGATAAAAGCTCTTTAAGAGGATTGGCAGTCCAATTTCATAGAGAAAAACATTGGGCTTTTTCATTTGATGATGAAGCGATCAGCGATGATGATGTTACAGTTGAAGGTGGAAAAGTTATTTTTCATCACCCTCCAAAAGACATTTTAGATGCTTATGACAAAGGCGGTTCAGATTAAATATGACTATAACGTTTTCAGACTTAGTGACATTGTATCGCAAAGTGGATTTCACAGAATCTGCTCAGGCTGAATGTTGCATCGAAAATGATACAACGTTATCACTAATCAAAAATTTAGCGTTAGGTGACAATTCTGTAGTAACTCGTGTAGAAGTACTAGAAGGTGAACTAAAGGTTGGAGAAGCTGTAAAATTACAAATACGCCATCCTGAATTGACTTTAGGATGGCTTTACGATGATGTTGATCGGTTCATGAAAGGGGACTTTGTTCGTAGCCTACCTAATGATAAAGCAGACAGTAAGCCCTATTACATTAAGGATATAGGATATTATTCTCAAGACGTTGATACCCCTGAAATTATTGTCGCTTATAATGCAGTACGGGAATTATTAATTCGTCTTGAAAGCATGTCATCGTATCTTGATCATTCTAAAAGAAAAATCATTTTTGTAACTAAGCGCACATTTGAACTTCATTACGACGTCAGCAAAAATTTAGATGCTTTTAAGGTAGCTTTAGAAAACCTTACCAAGAATTTAGAACATAACCTAAAGGTTATAGGAGAGTTCTGTATTTGGTTAAGTATTGATGATGCTGGTACACACGCTAATGAGAAAAAGTCAATTTTAGCTTCAGTATTGTCCGATATACAAACTGGTTCGCAGCCTCTTGAGATACATACGATTATTGAAAATGTTGACCGTGTATATAGAGCTGCACAAGGACAGTTTGATAATTACCTTGAAGACTTCAAGTACGAAAAATTTGTTAAGAAGCTAGAGGAGAGCAGTGAAAGGTTCATTAGTAGGGTAAATGATAGTATTTCTAAGGTTCTTTCTCAGATACTAGCACTACCTATTGCAGCCGCAGCGCCAGTAATACTAAAGGGTAGCAACTCCGATAAGCAATTAATTGTTTATGTTGCATTATTGGTGTACGCAATTATCTGTAGTTTTGCTCTATCTACTCAGAAAGCTGTACTTGACAACCTAAGCTCAGAGGTGGAAGGTTTTGAAAGCGAAGGCAAACTACCACAAAGTCTAAAAGATCGTTGGGTTATTGAAAGAGGTAAAATCTATGATCTTATTGAAAAACAAACACACTTGTACTGGGTTATGATAGTTGTTGTATATACTGTGATTGTTTATAGTGTAATTATGATATTGTGCTCTATTTAATATTATAGCACTTGACCTATCTAGCCTATGTATCTTTGAAAAACCCGCTACTCGTTAGCGGGTTTTTTGTGTTTAGAAAAAAGTCTAAAGTTATTTTGCACTCATAACTCTAAACACTCACTTTATCCTATAATACTAAACATATATTTATCATGGTGTTATGCGAGGTCAGCAAATGGCGTACTCTCCTCAAAAAAAGAAGATGATGCAACTGGTGCATATCGGAAAAAACAAGCTAAAGCTAGATGACGGCACGTATCGTGCAATGCTCTGGCAAATGACGGGTAAAGAGTCGAGTAAAGACTGCACTGTCGCTGCGCTCAAAAAGGTGATTGAGCATATGGAGCATCACGGCTTTAAAGTAACGCCTGCCAAAAAACATCAGACCAAAAAGCCAGATGCTGCCAAGGCCAAGCAAGCTCTAATGGATAAAATCGAGGCACTACTCACAGACGGTGGCTATCCGTGGGAATATGCCCAAAAGCTGGCTAAGCATATGTATAAAGTGGACGCTTTGACGTTCTGTGATGGTCGCCAGCTGCGCGGTATCATCACGGCACTGACCAAGCAGCAACAAAAGCTGGCTGAACTGGCAGCTAGGGAGGTGACGGCTAATGCCTAATAGTCACAATACCAAGAGCTATGTCGAGCTTGAGATGATACTAGGTCAAGAGGCTGCCGAAAAGCTGATCAATGCGTACCGCGGCCAAGAGGTGTATATCCCAGCGGCTGATAAACTGCATGGTGAGCATAAGCTGGTCAAACTGCTGGGTCTGGACGTAGCACTGCGCCTTAGTCATTATTGGCATAATACGATACTTACGGTGCCAATGCAGCGGGCTAAGACGATAGCTCAGCGCAATGCTGAGATTATTAAAAGGTACAAATCTGGCACGGACAAAGGTGAGATTGCTGCACTGTTTGGGTTACACACACGCACGGTGCGCAAAATCATCGCAAACTATCATGACGATAAAGCAAAAGCGGTGTATGCCCGATTGCAATTAAGCTTGTTGGATTATTAATTACTAAAAGGTAAAGCTACCCAGCTGTCAGGGCCGTGTATGCGGGGAGGCAGACAGTCCCAGTGGGCGGTGGATTGCATAGACAAACACCCACAATTGACGCGCTAATTCTCCTAGCCTCGCATATGTACTCAGGACATATGATAGGTTTATAGCGTGAGTCAGTCGAATAATGCCCGATACGCCTAGAGAGAGCCGTTAGATACGCCAATATCTAACGGCTTTTTTGCGTTTGGGGTTTGGATGATTTAGCAAACTTGGCAATCATCGGAACTGCGACCCGTAAGATTTGAGCCAGTTATTTGCGATGATAAGGCTTTAAGACTTTATCTATCTTTTAATTGGTATTGAGTGGGTGATTATGGCTAAAACGGAATTAACGGAAAAAGCGTTTTTTGACTGGATGCGCTCACAGCAAGATGACGGTCGTTTGAGTCAAACTGAGGTAAATGGTGCGCTTGAACTGTTGGCACTGATAGAGCCTGCTGAGCTAAAAGCTATCCTAATCAAGGTCAATGGCTGGTCAGACGGTCAAGAGATGCAGCTGTCTGAGGCGGGTATGGCACTGCTTAATGAGTTTGAGGGCTTTCGCTCTAAGCCGTACCGCGACTCTGTCGGTAAACCGACTATCGGTTGGGGTACGACGTATTATCCAGATGGCACGCCTGTGCGTATGAGTGACAAGCCCGTGACTCGCACTGAGGCTGCACGTATTAAGCAGGCGGTACTTAATCAAGACTTTAGTCCTGCGGTGAATATGATGTTCGCTGATGAGATCGAGCGCGGGGAAATCACCCAAAATATGTTCGACGCACTCATCTCATTGGTCTATAACATCGGGGTGATGGGGCTAAAAGCGTCTAGTATCTATCGCAATATCAAAGCGGGTCGATACGCTGCTGCTGCTGATAGTTTTCTTTTGTACAACAAAGGTCGTGTCAATGGTCGTTTGAAATACATTGAAGGCTTAGCAATCCGCCGTGGTAAAGAGCGCGCGCTGTTTTTGGCGTAAGTAGATGAACCTATACACAAAAATAAAAAACGCGCTGGTGGTTATCAAGTGGCTTTATCGGTTGCTGGTGCGTTTGACTCAATACAATAAGGTCAAGTGATGACAGAGAACGATAATTACCCTGCGATGAATGAGCGGCAAAACGCGCTATTACAGTCATGGCCTGATGATGCTAAGCCTAAAGCTGACACGGCGGGTTACGCTATCGCTAACCAGACCTACACACCTGAACCGCCGTCCAAACCTAAGCACTGGTATGAGTCCAAGACGATTTGGTTTAACGCCATCGTCGTGGCAGTGGGGCTGGCAACGTCGGCAACGCCTGCGCTTGAGCAGTATATGAGCGCTGAGATGTATGGGGTAATTGCCTCGTTTGTGGCCTTTGTGAACGCTATCCTGCGTCTGGCTACTGGTCAGCCAATCAAGCAAGGCGGTGCATAAGTGGGCGATATCATAGACGATGCCAATAAAATCGCTGATGTGCATCTGGGTGCGGCCCTATCACACATTAAGCGCTGCCCTGCCAACAATATTACGGTCTGTATCGACTGCGGTGATGATATCGGGGCGGTGCGTAAAGCTGCGGCACCGTATGCTATGCGCTGCGCTGAGTGCCAAGGCTTTTTTGACAAGGAGTCACGATGATATTAGAGCTAGAGGCCTATCAAGTGATCGGTCTGTTAATTACTGTAGCAGGGTCGATATTTGGGGCGGGTAAGGCGCTGTTTGCTCGGTTTGATGCATCGTTACGTGATCGTGACGATAGTCTAAAAGATGAGCTAGGCAAGCTATCAAATCAAATGGCGTCAGAGTCTGCTGCTATCCGCAAACTTGATCGTGAGATGCTGGAATTAAAGGCGGAGCTACCGCGTGAGTATGTCGCCAAGGCAGACTTTATCCGCTCATTCACCGTGGTTGAGGGCAAGCTGGATGCAGTCTATAACTTAATTATGCAAAAAAATAAGGATTAACCATGCCAATCGATATGGTAAAAGCTCGCCGTGAGGGGATGCGCTGGCATCTGCTAAACGCTATGGACAAGGCGCGTCCGCTGGGCGCTATCGACACGCTATTGCTTGACGTGGTGCGCTGTATTTATCCAGATACGACAGTCAAAGAGCTGCACAGTCAGCTTGATTATCTTGATAACAAGTCGCTGATTGTGCTGGATAAATATCCCGATGGACACTGGCACGCGTGCTTAAACAGCGATGGTGTGGATATGGTTGAATACACGGTGAACTGTCCTGCTGGTATCGCGCGCCCTGTGAAGTATTGGGATTAAGGAGTCGATATGGCACGGGAAAGCGCAATTGACCAGCTAAGCCCTGAGCATTTAGAGATGCTAAAGGTGCGTCTTGAAGACTCAGGGTTTCAAGACTACCAACAGCTCACTGATTGGCTGACTAAGCTTGGCTATGAGATCAGCAAGTCATCCGTGCATCGGTTTGGTAAAAAGCATGAGCAAAAGATGCAGGCAGTGAGCTTGTCCACGCAAGCGGCCATACACATGGCTAAGCGAAATCCTGATGATGCAGGCGCACTGTCATCTAGTGTGATGTCCATGATTCAGTCTGAGTTTTTTAATGCGCTTGTTAAGCTGCAAGGCATCAATGATGATCCAAATATAGACCCAATGGAGCGTATGCAAGCGCTCGCCAAACTGGGCAAAGGCATCTCTGAGCTGTCCAAGGCGACGGTCAATCAAAAAAAGCACCAGATTGAGGTGCGCGATAAAGCTCAAGCGGCGGCTGATAAAGTTGAGCAAATAGCCAATAAAGGCGGACTGACGGGTGATACGGTACAAGAAATTCGTAAGGCGATACTAGGGATAGCAGACTGATGACAGATACGCTAACTAATAAACCTGAAGCGCCGCCACTGCTGGATGCCAATTTTGACATCGAGGCGCCAGCAGTACTGCTACCGTATCAGCAAAAGTGGCTAGCGGATGAGTCGCAATTAAAGATCGCTGAAAAATCGCGGCGTATCGGTTTGACTTGGGCAGAGGCGGCGGACTGTGCATTGATAGCGGCATCTGATAAAAAGTCTGGTGGTCAAAATGTCTACTATGTCGGCTATAACCAAGATATGACCATGGAGTTTGTCGAGGCTTGTGCGATGTGGGCGCGGTCGTTTAACTATGCGGCCAGCGAGATCGAAGAAGGGATATTTGTCGATGAGGACGGCGAAAAAGAGATCAAGACTTATACGATTCGCTTCCCAAAATCGCGCCACCGCATTACCGCACTATCAAGTCGACCATCAAACTTGCGTGGTAAGCAAGGTGTGGTGGTGGTCGATGAGGCGGCGTTCCACGAAGATCTAGCAGGCTTAATCAAAGCGGCGCTGGCACTGCTTATCTGGGGTGGTAAGGTGCGCATTATCTCGACGCATAACGGCGATGAGAATGCTTTTAACGACTTAATCCAAGAGGTACGCGCGCTTAAGCGTAGCGGTACGGTACACAAGACTACTTTTAATGAGGCGGTCGAGCAAGGGCTATATAAGCGCGTTTGCTTGCGCTTGGGCCGTGAGTACGACGCGGCGGAAGAGGCCGCGTGGGTCGCTGAGGTTTATAAATTCTATGGCGATGATGCGGAAGAAGAGCTGGACGTTATTCCATCGCAAGGCGGCGGGCGCTGCTTGACTGTGGCGCAATTAGACAAATTAAAGAATGAAGATGCACCCGTCATTACTTTTACCGCGCCAAAAGGCTTTGAGCTGTGGACGGAGGACGCGCGCAATGAGCATGTGGATAAGTGGCTAAAAGAAACGGTCGATCCCATCCTCTTGACGTTAGATAAAAGCCAGCCCCACTATTATGGGCTTGATTTTGCCCGTCATCATGATATGTGCTCGATGTGGTGGCAGGCACAAAAGCTAGATATGAGGCGTTACTGCCCATACGTGCTGGAAATGGAAAAGACACCGTACAAGCAACAAGAGCGTATCTGTATCCATGTGATTGAGCGTACTCCAAGGTTTAGCAAAGGTGCGAATGACGCTGGCGGTAACGGTGAGTACTTGGCTGAGGCGCTACAAGTAAAGTTCGGCGCGCATCGTATCGATGCGATTAAATTGAGCGAGAGTTGGTACGCCGAGCATACACCCCATTTTGCTGCTTGTCTCACAGACGGCACGATTGAGGATATGCCCGCTAATCGTGATATCCGTGATGACCATTTGCTGTTTACCACTATTAAGGGCGTGATGCGGATACCGCCACGCCGTACAACCAGCAGCAAAGGTAACAAACGACACGGCGATAGTGGTATCGCGCATCTACTGTGTGACTATGCGAGTAAATACCCCACGCCTGAGCTTGAGTGGACGCCTGTGCCTGTCGATAGCGATGAGGTGCCGCGCGGTATGCGTGATGCATGGGATAAGATTAAGTTGCTCAGTGGGTTTTTGGGGTCTGGTGGTTGGTAACTATAGATGAAGGATAAAAAATGTCATTTTATGCAGCACTAAAGCAAGCGCCTGCAATCATTAAACCAGTGGCGCAAAAGCAAATCCGCCGTCTGCTTGGCTCACAAGTCAAGGGTATGGATGAGCGCGCCCACGTGTGGGAGCGCCCAGAGCTAGCGCATCCAGCTGTTGGGCTAACGCCTGCCAAACTGCATCAGCTACTCACAGGCGCGGAGTCCGGTAATATCAACGACATGCTGGCACTGTTTGAGGATATGGAGGAGCGTGACAGCCACATATTTGCCGAATTAGATAAGCGTAAGCGTAGCCTGCTATCACTGGACTGGTATATCAAGCCGCCAAGTGATGCGACGGCAGCGGAAAAAGAGCAAGCGGCAACCATCCAGACATTGATGCACGCGATAGATGGCTTTGATGTAGTTATCAAAAACGCGCTGGATGCTATCGGCAAAGGCTTCTCAGGACAAGAGATCAACTGGGTGCGTGATGGGGCCACGTGGTACGCCGAGTCGCTTGAGTTTGTGATACCGCAAAAGTTTGTGATCGCCCCTGATAACAAGACTATCATGCTGGGTAATGGTATGGACGACCCTGAGCCGCTGTGGGATCATGCCTTTATGATGCACACGCATAAAGCCAAATCAGGTTATCTGGTACGCGGCGGACTACATCGTATCCTTGCTTGGCCGTATGTGTTTAAAAACTACTCAGTGCGTGACTTGGCAGAGTTTTTGGAGATTTACGGGTTGCCGATGCGCTTAGGAACCTATCCTGCTGGAGCTACTGATTCTGAAAAATTTACCTTATTGCGAGCGGTGATGGACATCGGGCACCGCGCCGCTGGTATCATCCCGCAGGGGATGCAGATCGATTTTAAGGAAGCGGCAAAGGGCAATAGTGATCCGTTTGAGAGTATGATCAAATGGTGTGAGATGAGCCAGTCCAAGGCGATCCTTGGCGGTACGCTGACAACGCAAGCGGATGGTAAATCTAGCACCAATGCGCTGGGCAATATTCACGAGGTGGCGCGGCTTGAGATCCGCGATAGCGATGCTAAGCAGCTGGCATCGACAATCAGCAAAAGCTTGGTCGCGTCACTGATGCGCCTAAATTATCCAAGCGTACATCCGCGCCGCTATCCTAAGTTTGAGTTTGATTTGTCTGAGCCTGAGGATATCACCACCTTTAGCGAGGCTATCCCTAAGCTGGCGGGCGTCAACGGGATGAGAATCGGGGTTGAGTGGCTGCACGGTAAATTAAACATCCCGATGGCAGGCGAGGATGAGGCCATCATCAGCGCTGGTAATATCAATACGGATGTTACACCCACAGCATTAACCGCCGCACTAAACGCCCGCTATGCGGCATTGGCAGCTGGGGCTGATCCTGTGATGACTGAGCGCGGCAAAATTGCAAAAGCTGAACGCAGTATCGATGTGGCAATGGGCACGGATGACTATGCACAAAATATTACCGATATGAGCGCGGTACTGGGTCAAGCAATGGTCGATAAGCTGGCAGTCGCTACGAGCTATGATGAGGCGCTGGCGTTATTAATGACAGCAACGCCTGATGCGGCAGTCGATGAGCTGTCGGCAAACCTTGAGCAATACCTGTGCGCGGCAGGGCTTTGGGGAGCGTTGCACAGTCAGCCATTGCCAAAAGCGTTAGATGACCGTAATGGAGACGCATAAATGCCACAATCTAACGCTAACAAGGTTACGCTTGAGGTGCTGTTTAAACGCCGACCCGATGATGCCATCAAGTACTTGCAAGACAAGAAGCCGCAAGCCTCTATTGATTATCTAGAGGTCAAAGGCCGCGCGCATGACCATGCGTTTGTTATCGCTAAGATGACGGATATGGATATGCTGTCAACGATGCAAAAGTCGCTCATCACGGCGATGGAAGATAATATGTCGTTTGAAGATTGGCGTGCATCGGTCAAGCCTACACTCAAGAAAAAAGGCTGGTGGGGCAAGCAGGATATTACCTTGCCCGACGGTAGTGTCAAACCTGCTCAATTGGGTAGTGACTACCGCCTCCAGCGCATCTATGATACCAATATCAATCATGCGTATCATAAAGCGCGACGACACGATGGCGACTTTGACATCTACCCTTATGCTATGTGGCAATCACGTGGGGACAATCGCGTTCGACCCAGCCACCAATCGTTAGACGGTCAGATATTCCGACGCGATGATCCTTATTATCAATCTATCCGACCACGCGTCGCATGGGGCTGCCGCTGTGATGAGATACTGCTTACGAGCGAACAGGCAGGTGCATATGGCGCACAAGATGGCTATATGATACGTGAGGACATCAGCGAGTATGTGACTACTGAAAACGTGATCGTTCAAGGCATGAATGGCGCATATACTGCGCCGGTCAACGTGCTGCGACTGCCTGATATGCCAGTGTATCGTACTGATCCAGGTTGGATTCATGCAAAGGATGCGCTACCGATGCAGCCGATGTTAAGTCATGCTGCTGATATTAATGTCATGCTGGCATCGACGATGATGCAAGCTGTGTTTGCCCGTGAGTCGGTGGTCAATCGCTTCAATAATGATGTCAAATCGTGGATATATAGTAGCGATGTACCAGCGGCGGACTATCGTCACGTGGGGGCGCTCATGCCTGATATGATGACTCAGCTTATTGAAAAGGGCATGGATAATGCCGTGGTGACGCTGGGCGCTGATATGCGCATGGTCAATCAATCTTGGTTGGCTAATATTGTGAGGCATTTATCAAATGGCTATCAGGCATATTGGGATGAGGTGACAAGTCGTGCGCTACTGGTATTTGATGATAGTGGGCGTAACGTGGTGCTGTCACTTGGCAAGGATGGCGCGGTGGTCGCGGTAGAGACAGTCACCGCGCGTGAGCTTGTAAAGCGTAATCTTGAGCGATTGGATGCTACGCTATGAGTGTGATATTAATTACCGATGACTTACAGCGCGTCTTAAACCTAGCGGCGCGGCAGACGAGTAACACTGCGCCCTTAATGCGTCTGATCAGTTCCCAGCTGCTCAGCCAAACACAACAAAACTTCCGGGCGCAAGGTCGACCCAAGTGGCCAGCGCTGTCTGGTGAGACTATCAAGCGTTATGAAAAATTGGGAATCAGTACCGATGGGCTACTACGGCGCTCAAATTCACTGTATAACAGTGTGCAAAAGCATAGCGATATGAATAGCGCCACGATTAGCGCAGGCGGTGGCAACCAGTCAGGTGCGTATGCACGAATTCATCAGTATGGCGGTAGGGCAGGTAAAGACCGTAAAGTTAAGATACCCGCGCGTCCGTACCTGCCAATTGATACTGATGGCAATCTGCAAGATGAGGCGGCGCAGGGGCTAAATCAGGTGCTAATGACCTATCTACAGCGTAGCTTTAGATAATGCGCTTATAGTATCGCTATTGCATAGCGTTAGAGAGTGGTTAGATTGCGCGACAAACGGAGCAAAAGATAAAAAGGCGTGATTGTACATCATATAAAAACAAACGCCCTCAAATGGGCGTTTGTTTATTTTGTATCATCTGTCTGGTCACCCAAATGCTGCATAATCAAATCGGTTGTAAATTGATTAAACGACTTGCCGTATTGATGCTTATATTGCTCATCGCTAATCCACTGCGCCAGCTTTGGATTGGTTTCCGGGTTGATAGTGATTTCTTTTTTAATCGTCTTTGAGCGGTATTTGCCCGTTGCGCGTTTTTGCGCGGGCGTGGTTTTGGTCATAGACGCTGCCTCCTTTTTGGTTTTGTAATTGGGTGGATGGGAAGCGGCGTCCAAGGAACGACCGCTGTTTGATTGTAGCAGATTTATTATTGTTAGATTTGTTTGCGCTGATGTCGTTGATTAAATTGCACTCACACATAGTAACTACCTCCTGATATTGGGTTATACATGTAAATACCTAGTATATACATGTATATTGTGCTTATTAATATATACATGTATATATAAGATAGCAAGGGGTTTTGATAAAAAAATGAAAGGTCGGAACTGTGTCCCGTAAGATTTGGCAGGATTATTTGCGATGATAAGGCTTTAAGACAATGCAAGCGGGTGCTAAGGGGGCGGTATGTAGTGCCAAGCGATGTATCCAAGAGACCACCTAGATAAAAAAGATAAGAGATGCTATGACCAAATCAAAACAAGCAGGTGAAAGCTGGGAGTTAAAACAAACTTATATCGCGGTATTGTCTATCGAAAGCGGGGATGGCAAGCAAAACAGCAGCTCACATATGGCGGCGCTGTCACTTGAGATTGCGGGTAATGGTACGCCAGATGGTTACTTTTTGGTATTCCCAGAGGGCGAAACCCGTAGCGGTGATGGTTCTGGTCGTCCGACGGAATGTGATGCGTGGCGACTCGACGCGAGCAATGGCTATAGGTTGGCCTCCCTGCTTAATGCACGCCCAACTGATATGGTCATCGACTATGAACATCAAACGCTACACGCGCAATCTAACGGTCAGCCTGCACCAGCGGCGGGCTGGCTGGCGGCTGGTCAGTTTGAGTATGTCGAGGGGGTGGGGCTGTGTAACCGCGCGCCCAGCTGGACAACCAAAGCCACGCAAGCCATCGCGGGGCGTGAGTATCGTTATAAATCGCCCGTTATCGCTTACGATGATGACGGCTATGTCATCAATGTGATGAACGTCGCGATTACCAATCAACCGGCCCTGCTCACGCTCGATGAGCTGACCGCGCTGTCTGCCAAATTTAACGTAAACCAATCACAGGATAAAACCATGAAGCCCTTACTTGCTTATATTATTGCCGCGCTTGGACTGCCTGAATCGACCACTGAGGATGCAGCGGTTACGGCGCTATCTGCTCAGGTCGACGCGTTTAAGACTAAAGCGACCGATGCTAAAGTCGAGATTGACGAGACAAAACCCTTAGCTGCGCTATCTAGCGTGTTTACTGCCACTGCTGAGCCTGACCCTGCCAAGTATGTGCCCATTAACACGATGACGGAAACGGTCGCGGCATTAAATGCACAAATCACTGAGCTGAAGGGCAATCAAGTAGACCCTAATGACGCGCTATTGACTGCGGCATTATCCGATGGGCGACTATTGCCAGCGCAAGAAGCATGGGCAAAGTCGTATGCCAAATCTGATCCGGCAGGCTTTAAAGCTTATTTGGACAATGCGCCCGTCATCGCCGCCCTAAACGCCAAGCAAACAGATGGTAAGCCCGATCCTGTGGCTGGCGACAAAATCACCGCGCTATCCGCCGAGCAAAAAGAGGTCGCGGACGGTATGGGTATCAGTCACGCGGATATGATCGCGCAATTAAACGCTTAGCTGCTTAAAGACGCTGGGCAAAATGCCCAGCCTACGCCAACTTATTTTTTGTAAAAAAGGACAAACCTATGATTAATACCCCATACCGCGAGGGCATCGCTATCCCGCTGGTGGTCGCCGCCAGTACTACCATCACTGAGGGCGAGCTGGTCGCAACCAACGCCGATGGTCACGCTGTCCCTGCCACTGATGCAAGTGCCAAATATTTAATCGGGCGCGCGGAATCCACTGTCGAAACTGACGCGGCGCAAACCAATAGCACGATCACGGTCACGCGCAATCGTCAGTTTTTACTCATCAATGACGCGACCAATCCAGTCACGATGGCAGATATTGGCACAACCGTGGTGCTCAAAGGTCAAAACACGGTCGCTAAGCCTGTCGAGGGTACGGGTAACTTGGTATTAGCAGTCGGTACGCTGATGGGCGTGGACTATGACGGCAAAGTCTGGGTTGAGGTTGGCGGCGCGCCACGTGGCGTGGTGGATGTTGCGGCTTGGTAGCATCAAGCGGCGGGTTACGCTATCGCTAACCCATCCTACAAGATACAAATTAATTAAAAATCAAGGACAACTTATGAACGTCAACGCATCAACGCTAAACGCCATCGCCGCTGGACTTAAAAAAGTCTATAACGATACGTTTAATAAAACTGAGAGCTTTTATACCAAAGTGGCGATGGTCGTGCCCAGCTCAAACTCACAAGAGACCTACGCATGGCTGTCAAAAATGCCGCGAATGCGCAAATGGATCGGCGATAAAGTCATCAATAAGCTGTCCAAGCAGGGCTATAGCATCGTCAATGATGATTTTGAAGTAACGGTCGAGGTGCTACGCAACGATATCGAAGATGACAATATCGGTCAGTACAACAACATGAGCCAACAAGCGGCGTGGTCAGCCAAGCAGCTGCCCGATGAGCTGGTTGCTGAGCTTATCAATGATGGCGATACCAATCTGTGCTATGACGGCAAGCCGTTTTTTGCAACTGACCATCCAATCACTGTCAATGGTAAAGCCAAAAAGGTCAGTAACATGCTTAATAAGGCATTGAGCGCGGCAACCCTTGCCGATGCCAAAGCCAGCTATGGTGTGGCGCGAACTAAGATGCGTACCATCACTGATGAAGAGGGTCGTAGCCTTAAGATTAAGCCCAATTTGCTTATCGTGGGCACCGATTTGGAAGACACTGCGCGCACGCTATTGACCGCTGACAAGCTGGAGAATGGCGACCAAAATATCTATAAAGGCTCGGCGGAACTCTTGGTTATTGATGATATTAAGACTGGTGAGTGGTATCTACAAGATACTTCTATGCCCGTTAAAGCATTAATCCTACAAGAGCGCAAAAAGCCGGTGTTTGTCTCGCAAACGGATCTAAACGCACCGGATGTGTTTATGCGCGGCACTTATAAGTTTGGCGCGGAAGCTCGCTATGGCGCAGGGTACGGCTTTTGGCAGCTGATGCTAAAGGGTTATGCGTAAGTAAGCGACTCTAACGCTACGCACAAACGCTGGCGTTAGATGCTATTAATTTTAACCAAGTCATGGGATAACGCGATGGGCAGTTATGCAACGATAGAGTCGATGATTACGCGCTTTGGACGTGAAGATTTGGTGGAGATTACCGACACCGAGCCGCCGTACACGGGTGAGATTAATCTGACTCGGCTAGAAGCAGCTATCAATAGCGCCAATGCGGAAGTGGACGCCTACCTTGCCAAGCAGCTGCATGTGCCTACCGTACTAGCATCGCCATTTGTACAGATGATGGCGTGTGATATCGCCCGCTATCATGTGGCTCTGGGTAATGCGCGGGTATCAGAGCGCGATGAAAAGCGCTATGAGCTGGCGGTCAAAAACCTAAAGCTGGTCAATGACGGCAAGATCGGCATTGGTGCGGGCACAAACGAAGTCAACGCTGCGCCTAGTGTCAATCTGGCACAGATGACATCGGGTCGCCCCAGTGTGTTTGGTAACAGTTATTATTAAAAGCGTCATTGTTAAAGGCATCAGTATTAAGGATAAGCCATGCTCGCACAAATCGAACAAGGTATTAAAGACACGCTACACGCTTATAACAAGGCGCATGGCGGCGGCTTTGTGCGCGCGATTAAGTCCTATGCTGGTGACTTTGATGCCGCGTCGCCTGATGAGTTTGCGCAAGTAGTGGCGTCGTTCCCTGCGATTTGGGTGACCTTTAAATCCTCATCAAAGCCCAAAAAGCTTGGCGCAAAAAAGCGAGAGCGTGATTATGTCTTTACTGTGCTGGTGGCTGCAAACTCTGGTCGGCGTGAGGAGACGAGCCGTCAAGGTACATTTAAAGCTGATGGCACGATGCTTAATGTCGGTAGCTATCAGCTTATTGAGCTTGTCGAGAACGCGCTATTGGGATGCCGGATGGGGCTGGCAATCGACCCACTGGACGCTGGTGAAATTACCATGCTGTTTAACTCCAAGACGCGCGATCAGGTGGTGTCGGTACTGGCATATGACTGGCATACCAGCGCCACTATCGCTGACCCTAACCGCGAGTCGCATCTGCCGTGGATTGAGGCGGTAAATGTGGACTATGTGTATTTTGACGATGACGGCAAAGCGGCGTCTGATCCGCGTGTGATTGCGCAAGACGTGATTGATTTAACGATAAAAAAGGATAAGTGATGCGGACGCCCGGATTATACAGTGACATCAAGGTCGCGACACAGCGTAACCAGCTGCCAAATCAGGCGCATAAAATCATCTTTATCAATACGGATGTGCCAAAAGAGATCCCACCGACCGATATTTTTGACACGGTAGAGGCGGATACTAAGACTGCTAAGTCGCAGTCAAACGCTGGACGCATGATGGCAGCAGCGCTGATGGTGTCGCAAGGCGTGGATGTTGAGATGGCGACGTGGACGCGCCATCGCGAAGACATCAAGTGCGACTATAAAGAGACGTTCTCAATGCCATTTAACACTGATGGCGCGGCAACAGCGAACCTTTATTACAATCATAAAAGCCATTTACAAACCGCATCGATGACAATAAGACAGGACTCGGCAAGCACCTGCTTTGAATTTCTTGGCGGTGCGGTGCCAGGCGATAAAGAAGATATCGTCGGCTGCTCACTGCTGGCAGGTCGCGTGGTCAATGGCATGGCGGAGTTTACGATTTATGGATTTAGCAAAGACGCACGCTTTGATGATGGTAAGTTTGACGCGGTTGAAGTGTTGCTTGAGCTGCGCCCACTGCTGACGCGCAAGATGGTGCGCATCGATGAGAAGTTTGAGTTTGTCGATGTGATCCCTGCTGCCAGCGCTGGGATGGCAAGTAGCGAGGGCGATGTCTATCCGCACCTGAGCGAGCCGCTGGTCAATAGCTGCTGTGAGCTGGTTATCCCCTCAGGTGCTAGTGGCGGTGGTGGGTCGGGTACTGGTGGTGATGGTTCAGGCACGAGCGGTAATGGTGGAAATACCAAACCCAATATCACTCATTCTTTTTTAATTAAAGGGGAGCCTCATAGTACTAATCATAGTCTAGCATCTGCTTTGGCAGAAATGGAAAATATTGCTAAAGAGGGTTGGTTAGAGCTTGCTATGCGTAATTTTCTTTTTCAGAAGCATCCTGATGACTTTATTGATTTAACTATGACACTCACTGGAGTTGTCTATGCTAGTTTTGGTGTTGCTAGTAATCATTTTTCAGGACTTATAGGAGACGTCAAACATGAGCAACTTATCATAGCTGATGATAGGTCCCCTGAAGTAATGTATTCGCCCAAAAGATGGAATAGGTTTGGTGAATATTATGAAGTGGGCAAATGGGTAATTGATGTTGATTTAGAGATTCGAGTAACTCACACCTATTTACCTGATGGGAAATTTTACGATTTTACTAATCGCAATTTAGCTAGTTCACGTATGACACTTATAGAAAAAGGAGTGCCTGATTAGAAACATCATTAATAACAAGATAACTAAGGAATAAACATGCAAAAAACACCCGGTATTTACACCGAAATCAATACGCAGACGCAGCGCACGGGTCTGCCCAGTCAAAACCATAGCATCGTGTTTATGACCGATGATATGGGCACACCTGTCAATCCTACGCCCATTTATGATACCGCAAGCGCTGACAAGGTAAGCGGTTCGAACTCTAACGCAGGTCGAATGATGGCCGCCGCTCTTTCTATCTCGCAGGGGGTGCGGGTGGATACGGTGGGAAAGTCTAAACCTTCTGACGGTTCAGATGGTAGCGGTAGCCCGATACAATGCACGCCATCTAGCCTTAATATACCTGTATATCCTGTGGCAACGGGCGTCTTACCTGTCTTTCGTTATCTGAACGTGTCTAAAAACGATGACCCTGTTGACTGGATGGAGTTTGACGAATCAAACCCTGACATAAGCCCATCAGAGCAAATGCAGAACCTAGCAAATTATTTGTTTACAGCCGAGGACGGTCAGAGCGTTGCGTTTGTTGATAGTACCAGCTTTGGTGAGCCTCCTACATTAGATACGTCCACGGGTCTACTAGACTTACCTGTGTCCGGGCTTAGCGGCAATAATGTCACGCTAGCCGGATTGAGTTATGACCTTTACCAAACAGGATTGGGTATAGGCGGTCGGCAATTTGAAGTTATTGATTTAGTAAATGAGACTACCACCATTAAGATATTTCCGATGCCAGATGCGTCACCTGAAGAAGATGGTTATGTAGTTATGGGTGGTAACGGCACCGACCCGCTTGTTTTTATTAGCTGTACTAAAGCTGTGATTAGGGTAGACCCTCAGTAAGTTAACAGGTGCTAACAATAAACTGCCTTTCACCAATGAAGAATTGAAGATGACACAGGTAGATGCGCGAATGACATAGTTTATTTAGCATTGGGTAAAGACACTGTAGTCAAGTCGGACGTTTATGTTATCTGAGTTTATAAGTTTTATTATTCAAGGAAAGACCATGCCAAACCAAACACTCGCCCCACACGGGCATTCAATCATCGCACTTGATGCGCCCATCACGCTTGAATCGGACGCCAATGCGTGGGTCGAGCACTTAGACTTTGTATCCAGTAAAACTGAGCAAAATGATGCGATTCTAATCGTACCATTTGATGATGTCGATGAAGCAACTACCTTTGCCGCATTCCCAGCGGTCAAGACCTGCTACCGCATCGTGGCGGTGTGCTATCACGGCGCGATCGACAATTTGCCTGAGCTGTCCGCCAGTATCGCCGCAACTATCGCCGCTGAGCCTGACCCAGCATTACCATTTAACGGCTGCAAGCTGCCCGCGCTGCCTGTGGTTGATGGCAGTCTGCGCTTGACTAAGACGCGCATTGAGCAGGCATTAAACAATGGCGTGGCGATGGTCAACGTCGGCTTTGATAACACCCCTGAGATTGTGCGCCTGATCAGCACCTACCGCACCAACGCGGTGACGGGTATGGATGATGATTTGCTGCTTGATATCAACGGGGCGCTGGTGTTGCGCTATGTGCGCCGTGACCTGCGGGCTGCTGTCGCTGCCAATCCGCGCCGCAAAAACACTGCTGCCAGTCGCCGTGACCTGCGTAGCCTGTTCCTCGACCGTTGCCAAAAAATGGACGATGCGGAGATACTCGAGCACGTGCAAGCGACTAAGGATCAGCTGACAGTGATGCAAAGCAAGACGGATAAGACGGCGGTGGATGCGCGTATTCCGTCGCATTGGGTGCGTGGTATGCACGTTATTAACACCACATTGGACGTATATTAAGGATAAATCATGAGCGATACAGATGTAGTCGGCACAATCGTGCTAACCGTCGATGGCGTGGAGTATGACTGCGCCAGCGCCAATCCCAAGTTTGTGACTGGCAAAAAACCTGTGGCAACAATGAACCGCCAAGGTCGCACGCGTAAGAAGACCAAAACCACAAGCTCGATCACGCTATCGGTCGAGGTCGTCATCCCCGAAAACGGCGATATCGACTGGGCAAACATTGAAGATGGGCGCGTCACCATTGAGTCGCTAGACGGCGGACATCGCACCACCTACACAGGATGCGAGGCCACGGACGTGTCAGAGAGCTATAAGCTCGACGGCGAGGCGGTGCGCTCAATTGAGATGTTTGCACTCGATAAAATCATTGAGGGCGCGGCGTAAGCTGCGTATCACAAAGTCAATAAAAGGATAAATCATGTCAGATAAGCAAGTTGAGATCATCGAGGCGGTAAAACTGCCTGTAGGTATCAAGATTGATGGCACGCGCCACACGGACGTTGAGCTGCGCCCGATCACGATTGGGCAAAGCTATGAGGCGTCGATGAATGCGCGAGCGACAGACCTACAAGCGTTGGTTGACCTTGCGGTGATGACGTATGTGCCTAAATTGGGTCGTCACCTCACCTATGATGAAGCAGCAAATGCCAGCCGCCAAGACGGACAACGGCTTGAGATGGCACGGCTTGCGCTCGAAAAAAAAGAGCGCGAGCAAGCGACCGCGTCCGCGTAGTTGGGCTGCTGGTCAAGATGGGCGTGCCCTACGATAAAGCGTGGGGTATGCCCGTCGATATGGCGTTAGATATGCTGGGTCTGTCGCCGCACGTGACCAAATCTAAACAGCCTGATACTCACAATAAGCCACTGCCAGATACGCTGGTCAATCATGCCAAGCCACCTATTAATGCTGCCAACACTGGCTCGCGCAAGCTGGTGGCGGCGCGGCGCAAGTCTAAGCTTCAGTAAACTTCCACTACACAAGGCGCTATCATGTCCACTCAAACCGTAAGCCTACGCCTGCTGCTCACCGGCAATGCTGGGGCAGAGCTGCGCCGTATCGCCCAGCAAAACCAGCGCGACACGCGCATCATTAATGACATGCAGCGTTTAGGCATTCGCACCCAGCGCCAAGTCCATCAAGAGATCCGTAATCAAGAGCGGGCCTATCGTCGCCTGCGGACAAGTGGTGTGGCATCAGCTAATGATCTGCGCCGCGCCCATCGCGCTATGCGGGAGGAGATACGTCGTCTCAATGGTGAGCTGCGTACGTCAGGCTCTCTCATGGGTAAGATGCAAACCGCTGGTGCTGTGGTCGGCGGCGTAGTGGCAGCTGGGGCTGTGGTGAATAGTCAGATTAAGCCTGCACGGACGTATGATGAACAAGTGGCGCGTACGGCGGCTACAGCTACGTATGGTCAAGGTATGAGTATCGCTGATCGTAAGTTGGTCAAGGTTGAGTTAGATAAAACGGTAATGGCGGCAGTACGTAGCAGCGGTGGTAAGCGTGAGGGTGCCCTTGAGGCAGCAGATACGCTGATTGCGTCTGGTGCGTATGATCTGGCTTCTGTTAAGGAGGTACTAGGTACGACTCAGCGCGCGGCCTATGTATCTGGAGCAACGTCTAGCGATGCAGCAGCTGTGACTTTGCAGCTCAAAAACTTTGGTTTAAGTCCTGAACAGATAGGCCTAGGCCAAGATATCGCGGTGGCTGGTGGTCAGTTAGGCGGATTTGAATATGATACGATGGCGCAGTATTTGAGTCGTCAGCTGCCGCTCGCAAAATCTGCTGGTTATGGTGGTGTTGAGGGTCTTAAAAAGATTGTAGCAATGAACCAAGTCGCCATCAACACGGCTGGAAATCAGGATGAAGCAGGTAATAACGTCGTCAACCTACTGCAAAAGCTGAACTCGCGTGAGTTTCGCATGTCTATCAATAAAAAAATTGATCCACAAGCGGGAGATCCAACAATACCCAAGGCACAAGGCGGTGGTCTGGATTGGCCAGCGTACGCACGGCAACAAAAAGCGCAAGGGGTCGATCAAGTCGATGCATTCGTAGGGTTGCTTGAGCGCGAACTGGGCGGTAATAGTCAATATCAGGCTTTAAAAGACCAAGCTGGCAAAGCTAAAGGCAAAGAAGCACAAGCGCTCTATGAACAGATGGCTGAAATGTTTGAAGGCTCTAACCTTGGTGAAATTATCGCTGATCGGCAAGCATTGATGGCAGCGTTAGCAATCAGTACCAATGGCGCAGAAAATGAGCGCATCAAAAGCGGCTTAGATAATGCTGAAGGCACTACTGCTGAGATGCGTGAGCTGTTTAAAGATGATGAATGGTCTACAGCAATGGATCGGCAGCAAGAGCAGCTTAATATTAATTATAATTTATACACGCAAGTCAATGAGCAGTTAAGCCAGTTTAATAGCTCGCTTGGCGGATTTATGGAGAAACATGAAGGACTTGCTACTGCGGCTTATGGTGCGGGGTTAGCGTTAGCTGCTGTGGCGGCTGGTGGCGTTGTATCATCATTAGCTGGTGGTGCAGGTGCAGGAGCGGCTGGCGGTCTGCTGGGTCGAGCAGGCGGCAGTCTTGTACGGGGAGCAGGGGCTGTGGGCCGCGGTGTTGTAGCAGGCGGTAGCGCTCTAGTATCGGCATCTGGTGCAGCGGTCGCTTACTCAGGGGTGGGTGGCTATGCTATTGGTACGTTAATAAATAAAGCGTTTATCGAAAATAACGATAAACTATCAGACGCGATCGGCGGCACGATACACACAGCACTTGCTAATATGGGCGTAGAAAGTAGCCAGCAGGCGCTTGATGCCCACTTTAATAGCCTTATACAGCAAAGCGAGCAAACAGCAACCAAGCAAGATCAGATGGTTAATGAGCAGGCACAGACTAAGCAAATACAAAGTCAAATGATGAGTCAGCAGTCACAGATGATTGCTCAACAAGGGCAAATGATCGGTCAGCTACAAGCGATTGCATCAAAGCCTGTACCGACCTTTAATCCAATTATTAGCATTGGTGGGCGTAGCACAGCTATGAATATGATGGATGAGATTGGCAAGCAGTCGAAACGTGGGAAGTATGGGCCTTATAGATAAGGAGGGTAACACTCTAGTTTAACTGAGTATTTCATAATACGTATGAAATGCTCATCACCTATCTTATTATATTTTTCTAAAGCATCTTCTGCTAGTTTACATTTGGTTTTCTGATTCGCATCTGTTTGTGAGACTATTAAATACTTGTCACCTGCTTCTTTTGCCTGCGCTTGCAACTCCTCTGACGTAGGTTTCTTTAGAAAAAACTCTAGCGGATAGATGACAATTACCAATATAAACATGCTGGCAAGCCAACCTGTGCCAATGGGCTGTTTTACCTTATAATTGTTTTTTGCTACCCACCAACATATTACCCAAAGCAGTAGCCATACCCCAAAAAACACGTATATATTCATACCTTACCCTTAATTCGACAAATGCGAGGGCAACGACTGCAATAACTCAATAATATTGACCAGCCCCTGCTCATCATACAAACCTGATAACGATAATAGCTGCTGCTCAACGGGTGTCAAGTCTTTCACGCTTTTATTGGGGTAAATATACGCTCCTGCCACCAGCCAATTTAAATCTACCTCGTACAATCCATAGAGCTTTTCTAAAAAAGCGCAGTCTGGACTACGTTTTTCACTTTCGTAATTGGATATAGTGTTGATACTTACACCTAATATATCCGCAAATTCTTTTTGTGTTTTATCCTCTGCAATCCTGATGTTTCTTAGTCTATTGCCTAAACTGACATCAGGTTTCATATATTTGTGCATAAAAATTCCTTGACACACAAAATTGTGTGTATTAGAGTACCCCATATTCGTAGTAATAATAACACGAATATAGTAATGCTAATCAAATCTAACTTAGGAGTGACAAGTGACTAAGAAACGTAGCCTTGCCGAAGCCCGTAAGTGGGTACGTACTGAATATGAAAGTCAAACTGACTTTGCTAGACAACACGGTTTTACCGTCGTTGGCGTACATCGTGTACTTACTGGCATTAGTAAATGCTTATATGGCGAAGGTCTAGCCATTGCCGAAGCGCTAAACTTAGACCTAGACGAAGTCCGTAAATAAAAAAACGCCAACCAAAGGGTTGACGTTTTTAAAACACTAATCAGGGTTACAAATACCGTCGGAAGTTGCTGTAACCCTTAATCTAACGCTTTATAAGGTGATATTACCATGAATAATCTAAACATCGCAACTGTCTCTATCAACAACGTCCAAAGCATGAGTAGCTTGCAAATAGCTGAGCTAGTGGACGCTCGCCATGATAGTGTAAAACGCACCATTGAACGCCTTATTAATCAAGAAGTGATAACGCTCCCACCAATGGTGAAAACGTCTTTTAAGGATAAGATAAATAAAACTCAACACGCTAAAGTCTATGTCTTTTCAGGCGAACAAGGCAAGCTTGATAGCATCACTGTGGTTGCTCAATTATGCCCACAGTTTACCGCCAGTATCGTTAAGCGCTGGCAGGAACTTGAAAAAGTTGTCTCTACTGATAACTATCAGGCTAGCCAACTACAAAACCAAGCCTTAAAGCAAGAGCTTCTCAAGCAGAACCCTGATTATCATACCTTAACGGTCATGTATGAGGCAGGCTTGCCAAACGCTCAGATGGCAGGCGCGGTAAACTTGTCGCCCTCTACGGTCGAAAAACGCCTACGCACCTTGCGTAAGCTTGGCATCATCGCCCAAGAGCGCGGCAAGCTTGACGCCAAAAGCACCGTACTTGCCACAAGCCAACTCTGTTTGGAGGTGTAGCATGGACACCAATAAAAAAGTATTAGATCACAATCTAAGCTTACTTGCCATGCTGGATATGGCGCAAGCCTATATTGAAAGCAGCGACATCAGTGACGAGCTTGCCAATGTGGAGTATCTACTAAAAGGGATGCGTACCATCCTTGATAAGTCCACCACTGAGCTGACCCAATAATTCTTATCCTTGAGTAACAAAAGCCCTGCCAATAAGGTGGGGCTTTTTTGTGCCCAAAAAAAGACCCTCTTTTTATGGAAGGCCTTATGAGTGCGACTCTTATCGTTGTTTACAGGTTCGCGGGTCACTTAACGCTGCCAGTGTTTTCACTGGTAATCCTTTCGGAACTCATGCAACAATTGTAGCATAACCTCGGAACTCCATCACCAATAAATTAAGCTTCACGTGTGCCACAATATACCATTATCAACCTAGTTTTGGGTATGTTATGGCGTGGGAACAGACTTTATATGATGCCTCCTTTCGCGGCGTTGAGTTTGAATACTTTGGCGTTGATGACAGCGGGGATAAGTCGTTGGCGACGCATCAAGCGCCCTATGCCAATGATGCCATCGTCCATGATATGGGTAATAACCCCAAAAATATCAGCATGACGGCCATTATTGATGGTGCGGACTATGAGCAGGCGTTAGAGTCGCTACTTGATGCGTTAGAAGCAAAAGGCGCAGGGGAGCTTATCCATCCTATATTTGGCGCTATCACCGCGATATGCGCCAGCCACCGCGTCAAGCATGATAGTGAGATCGTAGATGGCTGCACGGTTGAGATGCAGTTTGTGCAAACTAAGGCTGAACGCACGATACAGCATTTCACGCCTGAGCCGATGCCAAGCGCAAATGAGACAGCAGACAGCATCATTTTAGCCGCGCCTGCGGAGGAGTTGACCGTGTATCAAGAGCAGCTTACCGCCATCGGTAGCGATACAGCGGCAGCGCAGGCGCGCAGCATACCAGAGACGATACGTAGTAGGCTGCGAGAGGTACGTACGACGCTGGGGACTAATCTGGTGCGGGTGGATAATCTACTCAGCCCGCCTGTGTGGCTTGGCAGTATCGTCGGAGACGTGGACGGTATCGTTAAGATGTTGCCATTAGATTATGACCCGATGAGTAACTGGCGTCGGCTGTTTAATCGCATTAAAGCGATTGGCGATGTGTTTGATGATAGTAATGTGCCGCCGCTACGGCGCACTGGACAAGTGCTACCAGCGGCAATGATCAGTCGTGGGGTGATTACTATATTAGAGAGTGAGCAAAAAGGGCCCACACTCACGCCTGATGATCTAACAGCCATAAACGATGAGGCGCGGCAACAGATCCAAGACGCCATCGACCAAGTACGCGGCGATAACAGCGAGCAAAATGAGCAGGATTTGCCCGTGGTCAATACTGATATCACACCGATCATCCGTGACCTAAAAAAGGCAGCGGCGCAGCTGCAAACGCTGACAGATAGCGTAATTAACAGCCGTCCGCCGCTGATCAAACATACCGTTGCCGCGCCGTGTACGTGGCGATTGCTCGCGCATCTATTATATGGCGACTATACGCGTGCAGACGAGCTGGCGCGTCTTAATCGTGGTCTGGTCGATGCCTCTGTGATTGAGGCAGGTACTCAGGTGGCGTGCTATGCAAAGTGATGACAATCAAGACAAAATCGCGCTGCATATCGGTGGTGTGGTGTGCTCGACGTGGGATGATTTAAGCTTGGATAGTGATATCGGTGTTCCCGCTGATGCTTTTAGCTTTAGCTGGTTTGATGCCGAGCAAAACGTATTACCTAACCATATTAAAGGTGGCGCAAATTGTACGGTCACGTGCAATGGTGAGACGGTGTTAACCGGTATTTTAGACCGCATTGGTCAAAGCGTCGGGCGTACGGGGCTGAATACCAATTTTTCAGGGCGTGATTTGGCAGGACAGTTGATTGATTGCTCAGCGCCCATCGATGCTGCTGTTAATCTAAGCTTATCTGAGCTGATCCGCCGCTATGTGACTGGCGGCGATTTGGCAAGTTTGCCTATCACGTTGGGCCAAGTGTCAAAGGATTGGCTCAAAGGCAAGACGGGCGTAGATATTGGCGAAACAGTATGGGATGTGCTTTCCGCCGCTGCGCAAGCGTCTGGGCAGTACGTGTGGTTATCGGCTGATGGTGCGCTGATGATTGGAAATCCGTTTGATGTGGCGCAGCCTGCCATTAAGCCTGCTTTTTATCTATATAACGATGATAGATATGAGCAAAACAATGTGTTAGACGCTGACTATCAGCATGATATTTCTAACGCTTTTAGCACGATAGAGATAGTTGGACAAAACAGCAAAGGCGGCAATTTTAAGGCAAAAGCGACCAGTAACCGCGTGCCTTTAAAGCGCCATAAAGTTATCAGTGATGGGCGCTCAGACACCCAAGCCGAGGCGGAGCAATTTGCCCAAAAAGCCTTATCTGATGCGCTACTTGATAGCATAGATTTGACACTATCAGTATCAGGCTGGACGCATCACGGGCAGCCGTGGCGCACCGGATGGCAAGTGAGCTTTGATAGCAATGTATTGCCGCGCGCGGTCGGGGAGTGGGTGATATATGGTCGCACGCTGCAATTATCACGCGCAAATAGCAAAACCACTGAGCTACGGCTAAAGCGCCGTGAGGACTGGATGCAGCCGGTTAAATACGCCGATTTGATAAAAAAGTAGGTGACGAATGAACCCATTTAAACAAGCGCCTATCACCCGCCAAGCGCTCATCGGCACAATTAAACGCACAGGCAATAAAGCCTTGCAAGTACTGGGTCTAAGCGGTGAGCTGGTCGATGACGTGCCGCTTTATCAGCAAGCAGGATTTGCCGCGTGGCTACCAAAAGACGCCGAGGTGGTCATGCTGCCAATGTCTGGCCGCGCACGTAATTTTGTGATTGTCGCGGGTCGTGATGCGGTGGCTATTGAACTTAGCGAAGGTGAGACGGTTGTCTATAACCAGCATGGCGTTGAGCTGCGGCTATTAAAGGGTAAGATAAAAAGCAACGTATCATTAGAGGTCGATGGTGATATTAAAGCTACAGGCGATGTGTCTGATAAGGCCGGCACAATGCAAGCCATGCGCCAAGTTTATAACACTCACGGGCATGGCAATATGGGCGCTGCACCGCCTGCGACTAAAATGGGGATATACAATGCGTTTTGATCAGACGATTAATGACTATACAACCGATGGCATCAATAGCCCGCCGCTGACAGGCAGTAGCGCACTGGCGGAGGCGGCTTATTTACGACTATTAACGCCTAAAGGCTCATACTTCGCAGATAGTGAGCTTGGTAGTGAACTATATAAACTCAAGCGCAGTAAAGACGTGCCGCGAATGCGCCGTCAAGCACTTGCATGGGCAAAGGAGGCGTTAGAGCCACTACGAGCGCCGTACTATCTAACCGATATCAACGTCAGTACTGGCGCTGTTAGTGCATCAGGATATTTGTCCATCAAAGCGGTGCTGACGCAAGCGGATGGCAATCAAACTAAAACTTCTATCAACGTACAGGTAGCCGGATAATGTATCAAACGCCTAAATATAGCGATATCAAAGCCGTCATCATGCAAGAGTACGTCAACCAGACGGGCATCTTGCCCCAACGTGACTCAGATGCTGACGTCCGCGCATCAGGTACAGCGGCGGTGGCAGAGGGCTTATATAGCCATCAAGAGCATATCTTAAAGCAATTATTCGTCCAGACCGCTGATGAGCCGTACCTATATATACACTCTGAGGAGCTGGGCTTGCCGCGTCTTGGTGGCTCAACTGCCACGGGTCAAGTGTGGGCATCGGGTACGACAGATGGCGTGGTATTGCCCATTGGCAGTAAGCTTACCGACGGCTTTGGGCATTATTGGCAAACTACCAGCAATGCGACACTATCCGCTCAAAAAGAAGTGTCTGTACCTGTGCAAGCAAGCAATAACGGCGCGGCATTTAATGCAACCGGCACACTGCGCTGGGTGTCACCAGTGGCAGGACTACAAAGCGTGGCGCAAGTGGATGTGATCAGCGGTGGCTCAGACGGCGAGAGCCTTGAGCGGTGGCGCGGGCGCTTATGGAATAAGAAAAAGCTGGGTAAAAGCTTATCGCGTGCTGAGGACTTACGCCAAGCCGTACTAGGTGTGGCGGGTGTTGCTAATGCTTATGTGTATCCGCTGCGACGCGGCGCTGGTAGCGTGGATGTAGCGATTACCGCACAAGGCGCAAACGGCGCGACCTTGCCCAGTGATAGTTTGCTGGCACAATCTGAGCAGGTGCTGAAAGATACAGCAGCGTTTTGGGAGGATGTGCGCACCTTTAAGCCTACCATTGTACCTATTGATGTCATGGCGAAAGTGACAGGTGTCAACGTCAATACTGGTGAGATCAGCGCGATTATCAATGATTATCTAAACGCCATGATACCCGCTGAGAGCTTTAAAGCGGCAGTGCTATATAGTCTCATTATGGCCGTACCAGGGATGATTGATGTGCAATTGACGCCAAACGTCAACGTCAATCCCACGGTCAGCATGGAGCAGGTCGGCTGGATACGTCCTGCCAATGTCACGGTGACGCTATGAGCCAGACACACAAAATAGCAGACGCGCTGATGCAGCATCTGCCATATGGGGGCTATGACCACAGCCATAACACAGTTATATATAAAGATATTATAGCACATAGCAAAGCGTTAGAGTTGGTCAAGGTGTCATCTGCACGAATATTTGCCGTATTAAATGGTATACCTGATGAGCTGATTGATGAGTTTGAGCGCGAATACGGCTTGCCGCTACTGTGTGGTCAAAGCGATGTCGGCAATACTATTAATGACCGCCGCAACGAGATTGAGCGCGTCAAGCGTGAGGGGCACGTGCTGCTTAATCTAGCAGGACTACACAAGCTATTTGCCCGCTACAATCAAAGCGTACTGACGGTGCAAACCTATGTACCTATGCAGTGCTTGGGGTCATGCGTTGACCCGCTTAATACGGCGCGATTGCGTTTTCGTGTGACGCTCACGCTTGCCAAGCCTGTCCGCGCTGATATGAACTGCTTATCTAAAAACTACTTACCAGCCTCGTTACGGCTTGATATTAAATAAGGATACACTATGCACCGTATTGATTCTGCGACAGCACGCCCCAATGCTAATGGCGAGGGTAAAACTGGATTCTCTGATAATGCTGACTTACCTAATCAAGATGCCACTTACTTTACGCCAGAATGGTCTAACGCACTACAAGAGGAGGTCGCAGGCGTTATTGAGGGCTTAGGACTGACATTAGATAAAACGGATAACGGGCAGCTACTAAAAGCACTGGTGCAGCAATTTGGCGAAAAGAAGATACTTGAAGATGCGATAAAAGAGTATCGTGAGGACATTAAGGAAGCTGTAGGACGTATTGAGACTCTTGAAGAACGTACTTATGAAGATACACAGGTGGGCGAGCTGTTTTGGACAACCAAGCACTTTGCTACGGCTAATGAGGTAGCAACATACAAAGGCTACGGCACATGGCAGCGCGCACTACAAGGTCGTGTGGCGGTTGGTTTCTCTGATATACCAGATGATCACATTGACTTCCGTACTCATGGTAAGGAATATGGTGAGCGTGAGCATACTTTGACTGTGGATGAGATGCCAAGTCATCGGCACACACTAAAACACGGTAGAGACAACGGCTCAACTGACAATGATGCGGGTACAATTGCTAGTGATACACCAACTTGGTCTAACCAGTATATCCCAGACAGCACTATCGGTTCGGCAGGCGGCGACCAGCCTCACAATAATATGCAGCCATCACTAACTCTAGACTGTTGGGAGCGAGTCAGTTAA